TTCGCGGCGCGCTATCTCGACAGCGCCGCGGTCGCGCTCGCCAATGCCGTCGACATCGAGGGACTGACGATGGCGGACCAGACGGTCGGCAACCTGGTGGGCACGGTCGGCACGCCGATTGCCGCTCTCGACCCGTTCTGGGGCGCCGGCGAAATGTTGGACACGAATAGCGCGCCGATGGATGGCAAACGCTCGATGGTGATTCCACCAAAAATTCAGACGGCCGTGCTTAAAGCCGCTCAGGGCCTGTTCCAGTCCTCGAGCCAGGTCAAGCAGCAGTACGAACGCGGCCGCATGGGCATCATGGGCGGCTTCGAGTGGGTGATGGATCAGAACTGCCGCACTCATACCAACGGCCCGCTGGGCGGCGCCCCGCAGGTCGGCGCAGCCAACCAGACGGGCTCGACGCTTTCGGTCACCGGCTTCAGCGCGGCGGCCGCGCTGCGCCTCAACGCCGGCGATGTGTTCACCCTGCCCACCGTCTTCCGCACCAACCGCGTCTCGGGCGACATCAAGACGGACCTGATGCAGTTCACGGTCACGGCTCCGGTAAGCTCGGATGCGAGTGGCAACGCCACCATCCCGATCTATCCGCCGATCGTGGTCACCATGCCGGGACAGACCGTGAGCAATTCGCCCGCGGCCGGCGCGCCGCTCACAATCGTTACGGGCACCACGGGCCAGCTTTCGCAGACGGGGATCGCGTTCCACCAGGACGCATTCACGCTCGGCATGGCGCCGCTCGAAGTGCCTAAAAATATCCAATTCGGCAGCAATCAGCAGGATCCGGACACCGGATGCGCGCTTCGCATGGTGAGCATGTACGACATAATCAATGATTTGTTTGTTACCCGCTGCGATTGCCTTTTCGGCTGGGCCGCGACCAGGCCGGAGTGGGCGTGCAAGGTAGTCCAGTAAAGGAGGAGTTATGGCTGATACGAAAGCCGCAGTAACTTATCCGGTGATTCTATCCAACATCAACGTGAAGGCGCAGATCGTCTGGAGCGCCGAACAGCAGGCGATGTACGGCGACGGGTGGGAAGTCCTCGATCTCGCAAGCCAGGGCCTGGCGCTGACGCCGGCGCCGTAAGTGTATGCCGAATACCGACTACCCGCGGATGATGTTTCACCGGACGAAAGAGCCGGTGACCGTGCATTCGCGGGAAGAGGAAGAGGCGCTCGGCAGGGAGTGGGCGCGCACGATCCGGGCGGCGGCTCCAGCGCAAGAGCCGGAACCCGCGCCCACTCCTGAACCGGAACCGGAACCTGAGCCGGAAGACCCCCCGGAACCGGAACCGGAGCCCGAAGAGGAGGTTTTGCCGGTGGTTCCGCGCCGGCCGGGGAGACCTCCTCTGAAGCGGCCGGCGGCAGTGAAAACCGTAAAAAAGAAGCGGGCGGGCAGGCGTTAGCCCGTTACCGTGAGAGGAGAAATATGCCGTTGATCATCATTTCCCAGGCAGAACAGGACGTTAAGGACTGGCTGGCGACGAATCCGACCGAAGCGGAGCCTGGATCGTATCCTCGGCTGATGTACAACATCAATCTGCCGCCGCAGCTGGTTCGGGATGCGGAGCAGCAAAGCGAGATGGGCGACGCCTGGCGCGCGCTCAATGTGGCGCCGCTGCCCGACGTTCCGACGGTGGCGCTCAATCCGACCAGTGATACGGTTGCGGCCACCGCGGAAACCGCCAGTTTCCACGTCACGATTACCGGTCCCGGCATCAGCGGGACGTGGACCGCGGAAGAAACCTCGCCGTGGCTGACGATTGTTTCCCCAACCACTCCTCAAAGTGTGGACGGTGACGTGACTTATGCGGCATCGGCCAACGCCGGAGCGGTGCGGACGGCCGATATCACCGTAAACGGGAAGGTGTTTACGGTCACGCAATCGGCGGGTGTGTAGAAGGGGCCGACCTTACGTAGTCGGCCGGGGGTTGCTTAGGCCCCACGCGCCGCCAGCGCGGAGAAGCGCTACGACGGAGACTTAGGAAGCGATGCGTTTGATCAATTTATTGAGCGACTCGCGGATCTCTCTCATTCCGCGCTTGTGCTCGGCGCGTATCTCCTTCATCTCGCGGTCGTGCTCTTTGCGGCTGGCCCGGAGTTGCTTGGCATTCTCTGATGTTTGCAGCGCGGTCATCTGGAGCAGCTCGTGAAGCTGCTCATAAGACATCAGCCCATTCTTTTTCCCGTTGGTGGTCAATTGTGTTTCTCCTGCCGGTAAGCGCCGGCACTTCCAGGATAGCCCATGCCAAGCACTGTTAATGATTTGATTCACTCTTCCATGCGCCTGATCGGCGCGATCGCGGCCGGCGAGACGATGGAAACCAACGAACTCAACGACGCGCTCGTGTCGCTCAACCAGATGTTGAGTTCGTGGAACACCGAGGGCGCATCGCTCGTCGGACGCCAGCGGCTGGTCGTGAACCTGTTTTCCGGCAATTCGTACTCACTCCCGCAGAGGCCGATCAAGATCGATGCCGCCAGCACGTCGATCAGCGGCGTGGATTCGGCCCTCGAGCTCGTGGACTCCGCCGGCTGGGAAGCGATTCCGGTACCCGAAAAGGCTATGCAGTCGATCTTCATCCGCAAGCTCTACTGCGACTATCTGTTCCCGAATTCCACGGTATACATCTGGCCTACGCCGCGCCAGTCCGGTTCGCTCGAGTTGTGGATCTATGCCACCAATCCGCAGTTTGTGAGCCTCACCGATACGATCACACTGCCCGAGGGCTACGAGGCGGGGCTGCGTTGGAATCTCGCGCTGAATCTGGCGCCCGAATACGGCCGGCCGGTCGATCCGTCGGTCGCGTCCTTGGCGCAGAATTTTAAAGCTTCGCTGGCGCAATTGAACGCCGGCAATCAGATGAAGTCACAGGCGCCGGCACAGGCCATCCAACAGGCAGGATAAATCTTATGCCAACAGCCCGCTTTCCAACCGCAATTGCGACCCAGGCCGACCTCAAGCTCGCCGCTAATCTTGTAAAGTCATCGCTCGCCACCTCGATCACCGCCAGCGATACGATCGTTACCGTGCGCGACGGCAGCCAGTTCCAGCCGAATATGCTGCTATCGATCGATCAGGAGATCATGGCGGCCGGCGCGGTCAACGGCAATAACATCACCATCGCGCAGCGCGGCTTCGACGGCACCACCGCGGCGCCGCACGCAGCGAGTGCAATCGTCTCCGTCTTTATCGACGCCTGGCACCACAACCAGCCGGCCGCCGAGATCATGGCGATCGAGAACTTCCTCGGGCCTAATGGCCAGAACCTCACGCCAAGCATTACCTCCGGGTCCTACATTTTCCCTCCGCAGACGCCCGGCGGCAATCTCATTGCCGGTACCAACGTGATCACACTTTCGCCCGTGCCCAAAGGCGTCAACGCCACGGACCAGGGCCATTGGCTGTACATTTCAGGGGGCACCGGAACCGCCGAGGCAGTGCCCATCACGGGCGGAACCGCAGTAGCGGGAGCTTCCTCCGGCACGGTCATTGTGACCTGCGCCAACACGCACACTGGCGCCTGGACGATCCAGACCGCCACCTCCGGCATCGAAGAGGCCCTGGTGGCACTGGGCGCCCCCGGGCAAGTGCAGATCCCGTCCGGCCAGTGGATTATCCACGGGCCGATAACTATCCCTGCCCCTGTGACGTCCGGCTGGCAGAGTTACGCCATTGTTGGGATGGGCCGGCTGGTTAGCACCCTGCTCATCGCCGCCGATTTTCCGCTCACCGTGTCCGGCGTGTTTATCCCGCTCTACACTGCCACCTCCTGCCCCGGCCCGAGATGGTCGGATTTCGGGGTGGTCTTCCCGCAGAACTATACGCTTCCCGTCAGCGGCATGACACACTGGCCCCCGGTCATCCGCTCGAACAATATCAGCGCGGGAAGCGTGCTGCGCCTCTATATCTCTGGCGCCTGGCAGGCCGTGGTGGTGACGGGCTCGAGTCAGGTGATCGGCGTCTGGACGTTCGACGATATCGAAGTCTCCGGATATGGTCCCGGCGTCTTTTCCTTCGATAACGCCGCCGATACGATGCGCTTCAGCAAGATCCACGTGTGGCCGTTTCAGAACAGCTATGCGAGCGGCTCGGGAAACGGCATTTTCGACCCCGCGGTAGTCGGCCTCTCGATCGGCCAAGCCGCGAGTGTGATGATTACGGACTCGTATTTTCTCTGCGGCACCGGAATCCGGTTCGTCGGCGTGAATGGATCCGCGGTCATTACGATTGCCAATAGCGGCTTTGACGTGTTCGGCGTGATCGACATGAGCAGACCTGCCGGAGGAATCCAGGCCAACTTCACAAATTGCTACTTTTTTCAGGTGGCGAGCCAGGCGGGCTTCACGCCGCCATCAGCGATATTCGTGTACGGCTCGAGCGCGCCGAACTTGACGGTCTCCAATTGCTCGTTCTACCGCAGCGGAAATCAACCGCTCGCCAGTATTGTGGGTCCCGCAGGATTCAATCCGGAATACGGCCAGGTCAGTTTTATCGGCAATCTGATCTTTAACGGGTCCAATGTTGCCGCATCGGTCCCGCTGTTCGACATCACCAATACGACGGGAGCTCCGCTGCGGGTGAAGATTGCCGAGAATCAAATCTCCTACTCGAACAACCTGACCTTCACCAACCCGATGCTGCGAGTCACCGGGACCGGAACCGCTCTGACTTTTCAGAACAATGTCAATGCGGGCTCAGGCTCCGGCACCTGGCTCAGTATCGCTAGTGATGATGAGCACTTTATCAGCGGCAACGTGATCACCGGCCCGCTCGGCTCGTGGACCTGTAATCTGCCGACGAGTAAAGCGGTCGGCTACTACCAGGACGGGCGCTTTGAGTACGCGCCTCCCGCGCCCGTATCCAACGTAACCGGACCCAACGCGGTCGCCGTATCCGGCTACAACGCGAGTTATATCTGCAATGCCGCGGGCGGAGCGATTCAGTTGAATCTGCCTTTCGCATCACAAAGCAGAGGCCAGGTGTTCCGGCTCAAAAAGGTGGACGCAAGCGCTAATGCCGTGGGCTTCGTGCCCGGTGGGCCGGACACGATCGAGGGAGTGAATTCGACGCGCAATGTCACTACGCAGTACGCCACGCTCGCCGTAATCTCCGACGGAACGGGCTGGTGGCTTTCGTGATCAGCGGGTGCGCGGCACGATCTCGGGCGACCGCTTCCAGGGGCCATCCGGCGGGATCTCTTCATGATTCGCCGGCTTCTCGTTTTCTTCTACCGGCTCGATATTCGGGCCGATGATATCGGGCGAACGCTTCCAGGTTTCTTCGGCAGATTCCGCAGGTTCCATATGAGTCTCTTTGATAGCATACTCTTCAACCAGGGTCCGTTTGGCGGCGATGCCTCGGCGCAATCGTTTCAGCCGGTTTCCAAGCTCATCTATGCTGCGTTGCGGAAGGCCGCTGTCACGCTCGGGCCGCAGCGCACGCCTTCCGCCGCGCAATTCGAGGATGGACTGGAGGAGCTGAACCGGCTGATCGGATCGCTCAATTGCGACCGGCTGAATATCTACGCCATATCGCGCTACCAGTTCCCGCTGACCGGCGCTGCGACCTACACCATCGGGCAGGTGCCGGGCCTGCTTGCGGACTTTGATGCGCCGCGGCCGCAATTGATCGAGAGCGCCAACATCGTGGACGTGACGGGAACTATCCGTTATCCGCTCGCCCTGTTTACCAGCCTGCAGTGGGCCAGGATCACTTATCAGACGATTCCGAATACCATCCCGACCGCGCTCTACAACGATCGTGCCAACCCGGTATCCACGCTATACTTGTGGGGGCAGCCGCAACCGGGGCAGACGCTCGAGTTATTCACCTGGACGCAGGTTCCGACGTTTCAGAACCTCAGCGATCAGGTGACGCTGCCGCTCCAGTACGAAGACGCGCTGGTTTTGAATCTCGCGGTGCGCCTGGTGTCGCATTTTCCGCTGGCACCGAACGTTCCCCGCCAGGTCGATCCCAACTTATACCAGCAGGCCCGTGAATCGCTGATGCGCCTGGAATCGATCAATGCACCGCAGCCGGTCGCCGACACGAGCGCGTTGTGTTCGGGATCAGGCTCCGGCTATAACCGCTGGAACATCTACAGCGACCAGTACCGCCGATGAAAATCTCCCTGGTGGGTCCATCCTACACGCTGCAGAGCGTGGTTGCCGGCGCGCAGCAGACCATGAATTGGTATCCCGAAACCATCATGACCGGCGACGAGCCGCGCAAACAGGTTCTCTTCGGCCGGCCGGGACTGAAGTTCTTCGCGCAGCTCACGCCCACTGCGATCCGCTGCCTCTGGGGGAGCGGCGGCCGCCTGTTTGCCATTCATGCCGGCAACGAGTCGGAGATCCACTCCGACGGCACGGTCACCGTCCGGCCCGGATCGGTAGCGCAGGGCAGCGTCGCGCCCGACCCGGCGCAGATCTTCAGTAACGGCCACCAGTTGATGGTAATAAGCGGCGGCCTGGTCTATTGCGATAACGGTGACACGAACGGAGTGGTGCAGGTATTGATGGCGGTGAAAGGCACCGCCTCGACCACGGGCAGTGACAATCAGGTCCATTTGCTTACCGGGGGGCCGTTCGACACTTCCATGGTCGGAAAGACGTTGCGGCTGGACGGCAGTTTTTACCACATTGACGCTGTGCCGGTCACCACGCCGCCGGGCATTCTCATGCTGGTGACGCCGAATCCGCCGGCGAGTTCGGAGTCCACATGGGAAGTCGCGTCCGGCGCCCCGCTCGATGGCGTCAGCGGTGGATTCCTCGACGGCTATTTCATCGTGAACCGGGTGCCGCGCCCCGACCTTCCGGCGAATCAGGATCCAGGCCGGCAGTTCAACATCTCGGCTCTTTACGATGGAACCTCCTGGGACCCATTGGATTTCGGCGTCAAAGAGGGCTACGCCGATTACATCAATTCCGTGCTCTGCGATCACGAGGAGTTGTGGCTGCTCGGGAGAGAGACGACCGAAATTTGGACGAACATAGGCTCGACGGTCGACGCCTCAGGCGTGGCGACGTTCCCCTTCCAGCGCAACCCCGGCGCATTCATTCACGACGGCTCGGTAGCGGTCTACGCGCCGTGTTCGGTGGGGCAGTATACCTGCTGGCTCGGTGGCAGCCCCACCGGGGAGACTATCGCGTACCGCGCCCTCGCGTTTACGCCGGAACGTATCAGCACCTATGCGCAGGAACAATCCTGGAACGCGCCGAATTTTAAGGTGTCCGATGCCGTTTCGTACGCCTGCCGCGACGGCGGGCACCTGTTCTGGGTGATCAATTTCTGGCAGCAGCAGAAGACCTGGGTCTACGACCTGGGCGAGGGACTGTGGCACGAGCGGGCCGGATACGATCCCGCCACAAGGGTATTCAAGCGTTACCAGCCGTGGTTTCACGCATTCATTGCCGAGTGGGGGCAGGGCGGCAAGCACATTGTCGGCGATCCCAATACCGGCAAGCTGTACGAACAGAGCCTGAACTATTACAGCGACGACGGGGCGGCGATCCAGTATCAGCGCGCTTTTCCGCACCTGCTGAACGAAGATCGGAATCAGTTTCACCACCGGTTCGAGGCTTACCTGGAAACCGGGGCGGTCGGTCCCACGGATCCGGAACTGCTGGTCGGTCTCGACTGGAGCGACGACCGCGGCCACACGTTCATCGTTTACACCGTGAACCAGTTCGGCGGCGCCGCGGGCGAATACAAAAGACGCTGCGTCTGGCGCCGCCTCGGCCGGTCGCGCGACCGCGTCTACCGGATCGGTGTGCAGGGGACGACCAAAGTGGCGATGACCGACGCATTTCTCGAAGCCACGCCGGGGGGATCATAGTGGCATCCATCATTACGCCGCCATACCGGACCGCGCTAGTGAATGGCGGTGGGACGGATAAAAACTGGTGGCTGTTCTGGAAAAACCTCAGCGACCTCGGCAATGCGGGGATGAAGATGCTCACGTGGGGCGGCCACTTCGACAGGCCGGACGGCGGCGGTATGCGGGACGGCGCCATCTATGTCGAGAGCGAGCGCAGCGGCATAATCTACCAGAA